TAAAATTTCTTAATTTAGCCACATTTAAATCTGCATCTAATCTAATTACTGCAGTTTTATAATTAGCTTCTTTTAAAGACTCTAAAATATTAATAAATGGAGTTTCATTTCTACCAAGTGTTGGCAATATTATATTATCTCCATTTGTTAATGTTTTAACAAACATTTTTTTAAATATAACTTTAGCTTCTGAATGTACTGCAGCTGAGCCTATGCCATTATTATATTCTGGTATTACTTCTCTATAGAAGTCTGTATCAACAATTGTTCCATTAATTTTTTGTTTATACTGAGAAGATAATCTTGATTTTCCTGAAGCAGGCAAACCAGTAATAACAATTGCTATACGCTCTTTACTTTTTGAGCCTGTTCCATAAATAGCATTAACTATATTATCAACGCCTTTATATTCTTTGCCGTTAAAAGTATAAGTCTTATTATTTAAATATTCGTCTGTAAATTTTCCATTAACAAAATTTGGTGCAACGTCTGTATGGTTTTTACTATAATAATCTGCTCGTTCATTTATTGCCTTTTGAACCTCGGCAGAATTTCTTATATCTAAAACGTCTTGCTCAGTTATTTTTCCACCATTAACAATTTCGTCAATCTTATTAACTACTGTTTTTTGTTCTGGTGTTAAATCTAATTTTTTACGTTCTATTGCATCTATTGCAGCATTGTCTACAGCATTAACAGTTTCATCTGTTTTAACAGGAGTAGTTCCAGCATCTCCAAAAATTTGATCGTCTAATTTCTTATTAGCGTCTGTTACAACTTTTATATTATTTTCTACGTCTGCAAATTTGCGGTCTATAACTTCTGCTGGTTTTTCAGGTAACCTAGGTGTCGTATCTTTAAATTCAGCAAAGTCATTTCCTCTGCTAACTTTTGTGCTTTCAAAATCCCCTCTTGTAAGTGCTGCTCTTGTTGCGTTGACTGCATCAAGTCTTGCTCCTGCTTGATCGGTTCTGAATTTGAGAGCTGCTGCGTTGAGTTCATCTGCGTATTGTCCAACTCTATTTCCGACTGTGTTAATAAATTCTGTGATTTTTTCATTGTCTATTGCTGCTTTTAAGTTTTGCGTTTGATCTAATACATTACCAGCCGCTGTTAATTCTTTATCATTTTTTATTGCACTTTCAAATCCTAATTTTAATCTTTTAGCGTTTTGAGAAACGTATTGTATTAATTTTGCCTTTTCAATAATTGCATAATCTTTAATAAACTGTGTACCAAATAAATCAGTTTGTTCTGTAACTCTTAATTGCATACCCTTAATAGATGCAATGGTACTATCCATCTCTGCTAGTGTAGCAAATTTTCTATTTCTTAAACCAGATAAAACTCCAACTTGAGCTTCTTTAGTAAATGCTTCTCCAACTCTTGCTGCTAAATCTTCATTAACATTCTTACTTACAAAAAGTCCCCAAGCATCATCAGAAAGTTTTACAAGTCCGGCAGTATTTTTTGCCATCCTTTGTCCCATAGGGAAACTTCTCTTCAACGTATCAATATTATATTGAGGAAATGTTCTTAATACTTTAGCTGCATCAAAAGAAGTTCCTGTTCCATTAATAATGTTTGCAACAACTCCACTAAACATTGCTTCTTCTTTTGTAACGCCGTCTGCTTCTCTTATAACTTTAGTAACTAAATTAATGTCTTTTCCTTGACTGGTTAATCTTTTAGACAATCCAAGTCTTTGGTGTCCATCAATAACAAAATATTTACCTTCTTTGTTTTGATAAACCATTAACGCTCCTGCAGCGTAATCGTTCCAGTCTTTTACGTCTTTTAGTTTTGATGATACTCCTGAAGCATCTACTTCTCCTTTGTATTGAAAAGCTTTTGCATCAAAATCTATTTCGTTTGGCTTTAATAATTTAACGCTTGAATGACTAAATACTTGTTCTTGAAATTTTACTGGCGATACAGGATTAACACTTGTTTCAGGTATATTAAGTGGAGCATCATTAACAACACTATTTAAGGCAGCTGTTGTTCTTGACTCATGTTCACGAACTGCTTGTGGAGTATCAACTAAAGTATTGTCATCAACATTAAATCTTGCAGAATTTGACAATGTATCTGCTTCATAAGATTTAAAATTTGGAAACTTGTCTGTTACATAAGTATAAATTTCATCTAACTTACCATTCTCTAATCTTTGTAATCTTGCTCCTAAATAATCTAATCCTTCTTTACTAATTTCATAAGCTTTAGGAATTTTAGTAATACCTTTTGTAATTCCAACGCCAGCTCCGTAAATTACTGGTCCCAAAGTACCCCCTGCAACAGCACCAACCCCTGTTGCAAAAGCAACATCTTTTACAGCGTTTGCAAATCCAGGTTCTTTTAATCCTAATTCTTGCTGATAGTTTATTGTCATTGCCTCAAGAGCGCCGTTTTGTGTAGCACCAATTACGGCTTCAATTTTTGCAACTCGTGCAGCTGCCTGAAGAAATGAAAGACCACTTGTTGAATATGGCGCAACTACAGTTAAAGGAAGCAATGGTGCAAATACTGGGTCTCCAACTGTTACCCTTGCAGCCAACGCTCCATAATAACCTACAGCTCCCCATTTATTAGTTTTTCTATAAAGCTCTTCTGCATTATTCCAAGATTGTTGAGCGTCAACTTTAATAGTATTTAATAATGACTCTCTACTGTCTAATCCTTTTTGTTTAAGCTCATCAGCAAACTGTGGGTTTTGAAATTTATATTCATCTAATTGTTTATGAAATTCTGTAATCTTTTGTTCTTTAGTATGCGTTCCTGGAAAACTATTTTCATCAACATTATAATTTGTTTCATCTAAAGATACAGGTTCAGCAATTAAATGAGGATTTAATAAATCAAAATTATATTTTTTTGCAATTTCTTTTATGTTTCCATATTGCTCTGTTTCATTCCAATACTCAGAAGCTGTTGACATTGATTTGCCTGAGGCAACCCATGCAGCTTTAAAAACTTCTCCGGCTCCTGGAACACTTTGAGCTAACTTTGATGTATCATTAACTGTTGCTAACGATTGATCTTCGTCCTGGTAAAACGACATTATTTACTCCCAAGAATTTCTGATTGAATTTTATTTAAATCTATAACAAAATATTGTTGACTTCCTGCTTTTGCGCTATCAAATTTATTTGATAATAAATATCCTGGGTTTCCAGTTTGTGAAGGATGACCATTTTTTGCAACAATATATTTTCCATAACCAACATTAATAAAAGTAGGGTTTCCGCTTTCAAATAATTTTGCAGGTTTCATATCTGAAGTAATTGGCAAATCTCCCCCTGTAGCTTTGCTTAATAAAGCTGGGTCTGATTTTAATTTGCTAACAACTTTAGAAAAATCTCCGTTCTTCATCCAGGCTGGAATAACCAAAGGATTGTCTGACCCTAATGAATTATCTACTCCGCCATTTTTGCCGTTTCTTCCAACTGCTTCTTCAAAAGCTTCTTTAAAATCTGAAGAATTAAAAACACTTGTGTCTTTGCTTTTGTCGTATTTTCTTGAAATATAAATTGCTTTAGCAGCCTCTAAAGAACTATTATAAGTATCTGGATTGTTATAAAATATTTTATTGTTATTTCTTTTCCACGATTGAAATGAAACATCATCGTCCGAAAATACTTTTATTTGACCATCTTTAATTAATTTTCTACCTTTTAAAAGATCATCTGCAGCTTTTTCGTTGTTACTAACTAAAAGCAATCCACCAAGATGACCTAAGATTTTATTGTCTTTAGATATTTCTTTAAATGCTTCATCAGCTTTATTTCCAAAACCTGCAACTAAAGTTGCAGTTACATTTTTAACTAAAATTGGATTTGTAGTATTGTTTAACCAATCAGTTAAAGCTGTTTTTTCTTGTTGAGTAAAATACTGAGGTTTAACTCCATACCATTGAGCAACCGACTGAGCTTGTGCAGTTCTATTTCTAACTTGTGCAGCAAAGATAGCTTGGTTTTCTGTATCGCCAGGATTTGCTAAAAACGTTGCAGTATTAAGTGAGGGTATGTTGTGAATACCAATTTTATTAGCTGTAGTTAAAGAATCTTTTTCTAAATCAGTATTTAATTTATTTAAATAATCTTGAGCAAATTTTACTTTTTTATATAAGGCTGGGTCTGCACCTTGTGCTACAGAAATAATATTTCCTTTATCATCTTTAGTAACACTTTGTTGTGCTTGTAAAATCTTTTGACCCTCGTCTAAAAATTTATTTAAATCTTCTCTAGGTTTATTTTTAAACTCAGTAAGAAAAGCAGTCTTATCTTTAATTTCATTTATCTTAGTTAATAAAGTAGCATCTTTAGTTTTAACTGCTGTTTCCTCAGCTTTTTTTAAAGCTTCTCTATTTGGTATAATATAATTGTCCGCTTCATTACCAAGTGTAGAAACTGTTTGCTCATTTTGAGCTTTAACAATTGCCATCTGCGTTTTATTGTAAGCATTAATTTGTTCGTATCTATCTACTCCTAAATATTTACTATTCTTTGCAAACTCTAAACCAGAACCAAATTCCTTATCTTCCATTCTTTTGGCAGTATAAAAATCTCTATCAGTATAATAACCATCAAGTACCTTTTGAGTATTTTTTCCAAATATGTTTTTAAATTCATCTGAGTTAACTCTAGCTTCAAAGGTAGATTTAGCCATATCTACTTCTTCTTGAGTTTCTCCATAAACAACTTTTTTGTTTAAATTTTCTAAATATTTTTTTTCTGTCTCTTGTGTATTAGAAATAAAATTTCGTGTAGCAAGAATACCAACGTGGTTTAAATCTTCTATTTTTTGTTTATCTAAATAGTTATTTAATTTATCCTTTGTAAAAGAATATTTATAATCTCCGCCAACGCTATTTTTTAATAATTCAAACTGTTCATTATAGAATTTTTTTGCCTCAGTTGGCTCAGCATACAAAGAAGCTTCTTCTCGTATTTCAGTTAATCCTTTAACGCCTTTTTCTTTATCTCCTACTAAATATTTTTCTCTCTCTTGTAGAGCTTCGTTTTCTGATTTTCTTTTTTCAATATCTACATAAGTATTAAATGCAGTATCTCCAAACCTGCTAACTGATTTACCAATTGTTTGAGCTGTCTCTTGGTCAATTCTCATTCCAGGAGTAGAAGCTACTTCTGAGATTTGTTCAGTTGGTCTTATTTGTGATTGATATATTTTAATAGCCATGAATTATCCTTTTGCCTTTTGCCAAGAGTTGTAATTTCCAAGCAAACTACTAGCAGCATTAAAATAACTTGCTGTTTGTGCTACTTGACCTTTGTATCTTTGAATTGCAGCTTCTGCTCTTGCGTTTGTTGCTTCATTGTATTTTCTATCTTTTGCGTTTTGAGCATTAAACTTCATCATGGTTCTGTCGCGTTCCATGTTAATTTCATTCTCTAATACAATTTCGTAAGCTGAACCAGAACCTACATCAACGCCTCTTGCTGCTGTACTAGCTCTTGCAGCACCAGTTGCTGCTTCTGCTGAATCGTTAAATCTTGGCAAATCAAATTGCTCATAAACCTTCCAAGCTTGATCGCCTTCTTGTTCTTTTAACTTTGCATCACGTTCTATTAAACTAGCATTATAATCTGCTGCTTTACGCGCTGCTTGTCCGCCTAATAAATCTCCTACAAAACTCATTTGATTATCCTCGCATATCTAATGTAATCAGAACCATCGGGACCATAATGTTTCATTAATCCCTCTTTTTCTAATCCTAAAAATTGTGCAAATTTATGACCCAGTTCAAAATCTGCTTTAACTGCTGTTTGCAGTCTTTTAATTTTATTTTCTTTTACTAATACGTCTGTTCTTTTTTTAAAAATTTTAGCCATTGTTAATTTGTAATTCCAAATTTCACTTGTTGCTAAAACCCATCCTTCGGCAACATTGTCCCAAAGAATAAATATTCCGCCTGCAGCAATTGGCTTGCCATTTACAATTGCTGTAAAGGAAGCATTTTCATATTCTAAATACATTGCGTATTTTTTATGTTGTGGCGCTAACTCTAATTTTTTATCGTTTAACTCTTGTGATAAAATGTATTCAGCATGAGCTGATTTAAAAGGAATAATATTAATCATTCCACGTTTCTAATCTTGGATAAATTGCAAGAATAGTCATTGGCAAAGGCTGTTCTTGTTTAACCATTACAAATCCATCAGAGCCATAATCAGCAGGAAATTCTAATTCTTTATCTCCTGTAAATAATGGAACCGGACTACTCATTGGAGCGGAACTATCTCTAAATGGTATTTCATCTAATGTATTGGCGTTTGGACCAATCTTAGCTCCTACTGTTTCGTAAAATCTTACAGTAACGTCAAAAATTCTTTTTGTTTTAGTTTGATCTGTTCCCTTATATCCTTCATCCAATCTCATTGTTTGAAGTGTTGAAACATAATTTAAACCAACTTTTGCAGTTGTAGCTTCTCTCTCTAATGAAATAGAGCCACTTGTTACAGTTCTTGTTGGATGAGTTGCTCCATTTACAATTAATGAAACAGTTTGACCTTCTAAATGATCTAAACCTGTTAATGTACTTGTTGCTGCGCCTGAATAAGAAAGACCGCTATCAAGAAAATGAAACTGCGTTAAGCTACTATTAAAATCGTAATCAGTTAAATATTCTATATATCTTTTTGTAGTTCCGTTAATTGTACGTTTAATAATTAACCAAACTTCATCTTCTCCTGCTACTCCATCAATTACTGAAACACTTTCACAAACTGCATTACCACCATTAAATGAACCACCAAATATTTGTCTATGCCAAGCAACAACGTCTTGAGTTCTGTTGTAAGTCATTCCAACTAAAACTCCGTCTGTTCTTACGCACCAAACAATGCTGAAAGGTTCTTGTTGGTAATCCATAGCAACAATACCACTATCAGTAATATGCTCAGATAAAATACATAAGTCCGGCGCTAAGTAACCATCAGAATCAAAATTATATGCAAGTTCTCTAATTTTTCTTTTTGCTCTTTGTAAAAATAAAGTTTGGTTACCAATTGATAGAGCATCAACATAAGCAGCTCCATAATTTGATTGTTTACGAATATTTAAATTTGTTGGAGTTACTGCATCTTGGGTAGCTCCAGAAGTTACTGTAAATTCTCCACCTGTTGTAGTTACAATTAATGTTCGTGTTGCTTTTAAAGAAGTAATTGCATTAACTTGATTTGATGCAATTGTATAAGTCATTGCGTCGTCATCATCAGTCCCACTTTCAAAATTTTCATAATCTCCTGATTTAGAAAACCAAAGTGTTTGTGGATATGAAGTAGAACCGCCAAATACTAAACGTTGTTCAAAAAATGAAACTGTAGATGGATAACCATTTACACTTGTAAAATATCCTAAAGACCAAGCAGTTGTTGCTGTAGTTGCTGTAAGATCAACAGTTGTTGTGGCAGTTACAGTTGTTGTATTTGTAAAATTTGTAATTTTTGCATGACCACCATTTAACTTAATTAATCTATTAACATCTGTGCTTGCAAATATAGCTGCGCTTGAAGTTAATGTTATGCTGCCAGTTGTTCCAGAAGCTGCAATTGTAGTCGTTGTTAAATTCTCAGCCATGTAGGGACCTTTAGTGAAATTAACATCTGTTAAAGTCCAAGCTGTATGACCGGTTCTTGATAATTTTTTTACAGGATAATTTTTATGACAAACGTACATAACGTCTGCTGATTGAGCGAATTTAATATCAAATAATTCTGCTTCTAAATATGGAGTTGCAATTTCGTATGCAGAACCGCCAGATTGAATTTGACCCTTATCTTTATAAAAACGAATATACTGATTGCCAAATTCTAAAATGTAAGTTTGTGTTGTAGAAAAAGCAAAAGGTATTAATCTAGTTTTTTTTGTACTGTCTTTTACTTCTTTAACAAAATATGTTCCTGGTCGTCTAGTTACTGGACCATGAGGCTGAACAACAAAATTTTCAATAATTGTTCCTGCGGAATAATATTTTTGAAAGTCTGTTCTACCTTCCATGCGTGGAGATAGTTCTCCAGCAGTAAAGCTAGGAACAGCTAATAATGCTTTAGCCATTTAAAACCTACTGTTTAAGTAATCTTCTGCAAGAATTTGATCTACGTTTCCTAGTGTAGGGTCTGTATTATAACCTTCGCTAGCATCTGCGTGTCTTGCGTCTTTTAATTTAAGTAAATAACGTTCTTCCATCTGACGTGAAATTGATGCGTTAGCTGTAACTGCATAAGCAATATCAGCAGCTAAAGCTGAACCAATAACTTCTCTTAATAAAACATCCATTTCATTTGGGTCGGAGATTGCTGAAATATAAATTAAACTAATTTCAGAATCGTTAGATAAAATTTTTCTTCCTTCTATTTTGTAATCGCTGTCATAATTTTCAATTGCTAAAACTCTTAAACAGTCTGAAGGTAAAGTGTATTGATAAACAAATCCCCATGCTGGAGTATTTGTGTCTTGAGCTAAGATTTGTCTTTTAGTTGCGCAATTCCATGGATGAGATCTTAATACAGCGTCTTTTACTGTATCATATCTTGAATTACAAATTCTTCCGTTTTTAGAATTTTCAGTTAAAGATAAAATTGTACTAGCTCCTAATTGGTTTAAAGCTGAGTTACAAATTTCTACTATTGATGCCATTAGTTATTTCTCCGGTTTATAAATATATTTTCTTTTTAAAGTTCTTGGTTTTAAGTTTTCAAAAATTTCTGCTTCAGTCATTTCTAGTTTTTTATCAAAACCATGATGAGCGTTTTGTGTATGTTTAAATCTGTCTACTAATATGTATCTGTAAATATAATCTCCTTTTTGAAAATGTATTACAGACTCAATTTCTTTTATTGTTTTCATTTTAAAAGATGGGGGATTGCTCCCCCACCCCTAAAGAATTAACGAATGATTATTCGTCGCAAGGTATTTCAACTACCTTTTTTTCTTCCATTCTTGTAGCTCCGATTGCCATAGAGTAGTAAACTTGAGTAGCATACGATTTGTCTGCTCTCTCATCTATTCTCGCTGTAACATCTTTACCGATTGCTAATTTAATAGCATCAGCAGTAAAAGCGTACACAAGTCTGTCATCAGTATTAGCTAATGCTAATCTGTTAGAAACTAAGAATTTAAATCCTAAGAAAGAATCTAAAGTACCAGTTGCTAAAGCTCTAACTGTGTTGAAGTCGCTTGAAGTTACTTCTGTAGTCGCTAACAAATCTTGAATTTGTTTTGGACTAACTACAATGTATCTAGGTGTTGATGGGTCAACATCGTTGCTATCTAAGATATATTTTGCAGATCTTAATTTAGCAATTGTTAAACCAGAACCATCTGCTTGAGCAGAAGTAGATACTTTTTGAGTTGAAGGAAGTGCAACAGCTGTACCACCGGCAACGCCTGTGTCTGCTGAACCACCTAAAGCAGTAATGATAACATCGTCCATAGCTCTTCCCATTGCAGCAGCAGCAGCTTTTGCATAGGCAGAAGTTGGGTCAATTAACATTCTTACTTTATCTAGGTCATCTATAAGATCAGCCCATTCATAATCGGCTAAGCTAACTCGTCTACGCGAGTGAGGCGTGTCCAATTGTGGTGTCGATCCGTGTCGTGAGCTTCTTACTTGCGCTGTTACGCTACCGATTTGGTCAAAAAAAGCATTTTTACCTTTAATTGTTTCCACATCAACAGCTGAACGAAGTACGGAACCCATTTGTTGTGCTAACATAGTTACGTTGGCAGAATACTGCTCAACGAAAGCTGTAGTTATTTGAGTTGACATTTATTTGTCTCCATTAGTTGTTTGTTTATTTTTATGAAATATGCGGAACGATTATCCTGTAAGGGTCGCAATCCTTGATTTTACAACTCTCGTTGCTTTGTCTTTCCAAAGCGCCAATCGGGTCTTACGATTATCCGAATTTTATTCGCTTAATAAAGTTATTAAACTTTATCAAGTAAATTCTTTATTATGCTTTAGCCTTTATTTTATTAGGATGTAGCATCTCTCTTAATTGAAAAGCCTCTTGAACAGCAGCATCATGATTTGGATGATACTTATTATGATAAGCAGTTCCTGGAGCTGTTATTTCATTAAGTTGTTTTTGAATTTCATTTGGAGTCATATAATTTGGTCCAGTATTAGACACTAACTTATCTTCTCCTAAAGACTCGGCTATTTTAGCAAACGCTTTAGCAATTGCTGGGTTATCTCCAAGTTTTGTTCCATCTTGTAAAATTAGATTTTGATAATCTGCACCAACGTATTCTTTAAATACTTTGCCAGCAGCTTCTAATTTTTGATTATATGCAGCACCCCATTCTTGTTTAAGGTTTTCTTCTGCGCTTTTTCTACCAGTCATTGCTTTTGAGTTGGCATCATTCATAGCGGCTGCAGATAAATCTGAATAGTATTTTAAAATACCTTCTGCCTGTCTAGGAAGTAATCCTAATTTATGAGCTGTAGATGAAAAGTTTTTAATACCTGTTTCATCTGACTTAATATTATCAGGAACATTTAATTTATATTCTTCGGCTGATTTTGGTCTACCAAGTTTTTCATATACTGCGTTCCAGTCATCTTCAGTTGCATGTTTATTTGGAACTGGAATTTTATCAGCGCCAATTAATTTTTGTGCATGCACATAACTTTTTGCTAAACCAGCAATATCTGTAATACTAGATAAAGATTTTTCTGATTTTAATTCTTCTGGTAAACTTGATCTCCAGTCTACTGAAGTTGGTGTTGTTGTCGCAGCATTAGTTGTAGGTACTTCAGACACAATCGTTTGCTGTTCCGTTTGTGTTGCCTGTATTTCACTACTCATTTATTTACTCCTTTGGTTGTTTTTTGAGTGTTGATTTAATGAAAAGAACAACACTACGTTGTCCCTCTCTAAATGCAGTTTCATGACTGTCGTTACTAAAAGAAGTCGTGAAAACATTGCATCTCTTTTCTAAATCTTCCAAAACTTTTTCGCCGTCTGGGGATTTAAAAACTCGTTGAAATATTTTTATATTGTCGTTTATTTCTTTATTCATTCATTAAAACTTTTGCAGCGGGAGCGGCTTGACCAGCTGCTTGAGCAACTTGTTGCATTTGTTGTAATTGCATCTGTTGTTGCTGTTCAGCTTGTCTTTGTTTTCTTATTGCTCCTACTTGCGACTTCGTTTTCAAAATTTTTGCAGGGAAACCTAAAACGTCTTTAATGTAAGTAACTACAGCATCTGTATCTAAATAATCAAATACAGGAGCAACGTTTTGTAAACTTCCAAATATCTCAAAGCCTCTCATTAATGCTTGCAGCTCTCCAGTTTTTTGAGCTTTAGCTAATGGAGATACATATTCAATTTCAATATTTGTATTACCTAACATTGCAGGCATTTCTGGAAATTTTTTATTTCTCATTAAAATATTAAAACAACGAGTAATAAGTGGCTGTAATAATTCAGACTGTAATCTGCCAAGAACTGGACCAAGTATTCTCATTTTTTCTTCATTACGCTGCACCACTTCTGTTGCAGTCATTGTTTGACCCTGAGAAGTAATTAACTGATCTACAAAAAAGTTTTCTCTAACTTGTTTTCTTCTTTGTTCTTCCATTTGGTTACCAACTGGATTGTTAGCTCCAATGTTTAAAGGTTCAATTCTGTCTCTTGTTCCTGATCTATAATAATTTAAACCGCCTGGAACAGTTCTAATAGGCATTAAGAAACCATCATCTGGAACCATTAAAGGTGGGTCTATTTGTTTTTGAGCTGCACGAATAGAAGTCTTACACATTGTGTTTAACATTTTAACATCTGGCAATGCGTTCATTGCTGGACTTCTTCCGTAAATTTCGTTTGAAGATTTTAAATATCTTGGAACTGCATAAGGAAATTCTGCAAATCCTTTTTCAGATAACAATGCTCCTGAAGCTTCATGAACATAACAAGAAATAAATCTTTTAGATGAACCTGGTTCTGCATATTCTGTATTAGGATAAACACTATGAATAATTGAAACATCATCTTGTGGAGAATTTTCAATTAATTTTTTTAATTCATTAGGAAGCTGTGCTTTAGGAAACATGTTTGTTATGTTTCTTGCTTTTAATTTAAATTTTCTAGTTAAGCTGTCAACAATTCCAGTTTCGCTTTCAGTAATAAATATTTCTGAAATATGAATATTTTTAAATCTTAAATCGTTTTCGTTATCTTCAGATATAAATAATGCTGCTGTACCAAAAGCAATTAGATCGTGATATAATTCAAATATTTCTTGTTGAAAATTTGATCGGTTAAAAGCTTGATACATTGAGCTAGTACATTTTTCTAACCATTGTACTGCATCATCATCGCTATTAACTTCGTCATCTTTAAATTTTAAATAAAACCATGGCGATGAAGTTGAGGTTAACATTCCATGAAGTGATGCTGCTAACAATTCTAAAGAATGAGTTGCTGTACCATCAAAAATTAATTCTGTTCTCTTATCTCCCTGACTTCTTGATTTAGTAATATCTGCTTTTCTAGGAAGCATATAATCTGCAACTTCTTGCCAATGCGACTCCCAAGTTTGTCTTTGAGTTCTTAAAGAACTATATCTATCTAAAATATCTTTTGCTTTTTTGTTTATTGGCATTTTAACTTCCTAGTAATGTTTTTTTAATATCAACAGTATCTGTTGCTCCAAGTGAGCCTGTAAGTATTGTTGAACTTCTACCCTGTTCGTTAACAAGTCTTTTAGCATCTAAAGCGGAAGCAGCTGCGGCTTGCGATTGTGATACTTCTGCTTTTGTAGGCGTAATTATTGGCGCTGGTGCTGTAGTTGGTTTACTAAACGCTGACGTAACTGCTCTTATTGGCGCAGATATAACTCCACCCATATTATGCTCCTAACAAAGTTTTCTTATCAGTAGTTAAATCTTGATTATCTAACCCCTGGTAAGTAGTTAATATTGTACTTTCTCTTCCCATTCTGTTTCGTTCAATTGCATCCAGTTTTCTTTTAACTTCTGCAGCCTTTTCCGCATCGTTATATGCAGGTGGCTCAGCAGGAGCTATTGGTGGTGCCGGCATCGCTGGCATTTTTGGCATTAAGAAACCCATAATTTATCTTCCATGTATTGAATATTCCGAATCTGTTTTCGGGAATAATTTGTTTAAGTTTGTATTTGATGGCAACTCTTCAATTGCAATCGCTAAGTAACGAAAAGCATCACAAGCGTGTGAACTCCAATCATGAATTGGTTTCTCATGATACATTTTCATCTTCTCATTGTATCTTCTATGATAATGACGAAGAGCGTCTATTAATGGTCTAGTATTATCTAAACTGAAATAACAACGCGGCAGTAACATTTTCGCGGCGTGTATTCCATCTTCAATAGGTAGCTTTGGTAAAATTTTAAAATTTACACCAAGTTGATATGCTACTTCCCTTCTTGTCTTACCTGTAGAAAATTCTGTAACCTCTATATCGTGTGGCGCATAATGTTTTCCGTAAACATAATCTTTTTTATTTAAAAGACTAATGTAGTGCGGTAAGCCTTCACGATTGTTTTCGTAGTAATCTATAATTCTAATTGTATTGCCAAGCTTTTGAAAAAATATAATAGCGGTACTATCAGCATGTCCCAAATCCCATGCGGTATCTACTGGGAGTGCTGGGTCATATTCAATCTTGGTTAATCTATTATTCTTTTCTGAATCTGCAATTAAGTTTCCATAAATAGAACCTTCTATATTTGCAATCCAATCACATTCAAATTCTTGCTTATACTTTGCCTCTCCCATTTGGTCTTTAGCAGCTTGCAATTCTTTTTCATCAATTAGCTTTGTTTCGCTAACTGGAGCTGTAAATGTTAACCACTCGGGGTCTTTTAAAGCGTATTGGTAAATATCGTAAAAAAAATTATTCATACCGGCAGGAGTACCGATAAAATAACAAAATCCTTTTCTGTCTGATAAAGCGGGTCTTATAATCTCATTCCATAGCTTAGGAGCTATTTGAGCTGCCTCATCTATACAAACACCATCTAAAAATATTCCTCGTAAACTATCGGGGTTCTCCGAAGATAACAGAGTTATTCTTGAACCATTCGGTAGATCACATCTTAATTCCGTTTCGTTATATTTAACTCCAGGAATTGAAGCGGTAAATTGTTTAATATAATCCCAGGCTACGTTCTTAGCTTGCTTATAAGTTGGCGCTATATACGCAAATCTTGGGTTTGGCAGCGGGTGGTTTAGTGCAGCTCTTATAAGATGATTTAAGATTGCAACTGTTTTACCAAATCTGCGGTGGCAATTTAGAACCGCAAATCTGTGCTTTTCTAATTTGTTATGCAACAATTCCTGTTGCGGTCTTGGGTCATAATCTAGTTCTATAGTGGTATTTTTTACCGGCTCTATATTAAACATTAGTTAAGGGTCTGTGGTAAATTAAATAAATCTTGTAGCGGGGTATAATTAACTCCAGCCTTCTTTAACATTTTAGCTGCAAAATCTAATGCGATCTCTCTCTCACTAAATCCATATACATGAATTACTATTGCGTTAGTCTCTTCGTCTATAAAGACCAGCGACTGTAATTTATTTTCAACTTCTATTATTTTGTCTTTCATAATGTCTGTGTGTGTCTGTGTGGGTGGTAGTCCCAATATATATGTAGTAGAAGTTGCGCGTTGTTTTTTGGGTATACCCCCCAAAATTTTCTTAAAAACAGCCAGGCAAAATCAAAAAGGCAGCTCTAATTCATACTCGCAGGTAGGAAACCTATAGGCATGATAATAATAGCAGCGTTTATTTAATGTATTGTGTGTTTGTTGTGTGTTTAAAGAAATTAAATGAAGCCGAAACCCATGACACGCGCGCGGAACTCTGCACGTTCAATGAATTACATGCAACTTTTCTAGTCTGTTCAGAAGGTAAACCAAATTCTTTTAGCAAAGGTTCGTGATAATATTCAGCGTATTTAAAACAATCTGGCATTTTTCTTTTTAGTAATCTTTTTCTTTTTGTCTTTGGTTTTCTTAGTTATAGCTTTTATAAACTTTTAGGTTTTCAATTTCTTGACCAAGCTGCTCTTCTAAATATTCTTGAACTTCTTGCTCAAACGTTTTGGTCTCTGGCTTTAAAGGCTCAAGATGCCTTCCAAAGCTTTTAGTATTATTCTTGTCGTTATTCATAGCACCCCCAGGATTAATATTAATGTTATGCCTGCAATTAAAGTAAAAGAGAAAGCTAAACCTTCTATAATTTGTTTAATCATTATCTTAACTCCTTACATTTCCGAATAATGAAAATCTTTTGAAGGAAAAACTGGTTGTGCTTTTGGGAACACAGCTAAAAGATTTTTTAATGCTTCTTCTTTAGTTGCTCCGGTTCTGCTGACTTGCACCTTTACAGAATAACCTGCTTCTATAGCTCCAGTACATTTAAACTTTTCTGTAATTTGTTTAATCATGCTTTTTCCTTTGGTTGACTAAGTCTTGATGGAGTTAATTCATACATAACAAAACCATCATCACTTGGTATTTTTTTGAAACCAATTTTTTCAAGTATTGGAATATCTATTATATTTTTCTTTACAGGTAATGATGAAAAAGTTTTTGTTTTTTTGTTTTTCATTATCTTAACTCCTTACATTCTTCCAAAGAATATTTGTTTATTGGAAAAGAAGTATCTCTTTCAACACCTAATCCAAAAGTTCCTTTAAATTCTTTTAGTTCATCAAGTGAAGTATAGCCAAATTCTTCTTCGTGTAATTTAGCTAATCCAAAAGCAATATTTGTTTCTGGATTTAGTTCTGATAAATACCAAGTACCAATACCTGTTGGGTTAAAAATTTTAACTACAGCTTTAAAATCTTTTGAGCCGTCTTGTTCTTTATTATTTTTAACTAACTGATCGTAGTGTTGTTTTGTTAGTAGTTTCATTTAATTATCTCCTTTGTTAAGTTGATAATTATTAATAACATAGCGTATGCCAATCTGTCAACATGTATTGACAAGAATGTTAATGCGCTATTTTGACTCAGCCAATAATGAGGTTTCTACAGCTTTATCTTCTATCTCTGGCTTCTTATTAGACTTCCAAGAAATAGTTATTTTTTGATCTTGTTTAATTTCTGATTTAACTTTATCGCCAAAAGTATTGCTTAATAATTTAGACGCTAACCATCTTGCATGATGAGCGGCTTCTCTCTGTTGTTGAAAATATTTAGGGTCCTGTGGCTCTGATAACATATCTTGTATTTTATCAAGATGCGAATAGCTGCCTACTTCTCTAGCCTTTGTAATTCTTCTATGTAAAGCGTCATCAGAACGCATACATTTATAAATTTGTGAGAGCGATGGGAAACCTTTTTCTTTTGCTATTCTAGTTAATGTTTCCCCGTTCTCTAACTTTTCAATTATTTCCAATTCTTTGTCTAACATAATTTTCAATTTCTAAGTCTGTTTTATTTCTAAAGTTAACTAAATTTTTTAATGCTTTAATCTTACCTTGCAAAGTAACTTGACCTTTACAAAGTCCACCATGATTTTTGCATCTATATTTATTTGAATTTTTTTTAAGCCAGCCTTTGGCTCTACATCTTACTTTGGTGCTTCGTGCTATGCTCTCGCATTGTTGTAACTGTTTATTATGTCCAGGCATACTACAAAACAATTATATTTGATTTGCCTAGTGAATTTTGTCAACTTTGGCAAGCAAATCTTTATCCTTCTTAATTTTACCCTCACAATCAAACAGAGCATCCAAATAAAGCCTTTTAACTTTTCGCCTCTCAATACCAAGCATTTTTCCAATCTCAGCATAAGAAAAGTTATTGGCTCTTGACCATATTATTTGTCGCTGTTCAGTTGTAAGCATTAACAGTAAATCTATGGCTAATTCAAAACACTCAATCATTTTACCACTAGCCTTTAAACGAATAACGCCTGGTCTATAGAGTCCATGATCGCTTTTATCGTGTATGACATCCAAAATTTTATACATTGAAGGAGAAGAGGGTTTTTTTGGTCCAGGCATCAAACGATCAGCGCGTGCAGCAAACTCAAATATATTAATCAGCTTCCAGGTATAATCAAAATCAAATCGCATCTTTTTTCCTTCTATGCTCTGTGATCTCAACTATGTTATTATTAAGCTTATTTTTTCGGTAGCGCTTGCCTTCCTTGTCTTTGTAAAATTCTTCTAAACCTTCTGTACCAATTAACTTCAAATCTTTGTTATTATATTTGATAGTTATATTTACAGAGTCTATCAGACCCCCCCTATTTGAATAATTAGCGTCTTTGTAATTGTTATATTTTTTATACCCGCTATTTTGATTATATATATTTGGTTTTATTAATATGGAGCTATTAGCTACATCAGTTGTAGCTTTTAGCGACATCTCTCTAATTCTATTTGATTTTAATAGTAAATTTTGACGCTCCAGAGAATATTCATTTGTAGAGGCTAGGCGTTTTTTACTAATGATTTTTAGGCTTTGCAGGTGGGTAATTGCACGACTTACTGCGCATCTGGAAATCCCTACACGCTTTGCGATTGTAGCCATACGCGGAAAACAAGTTCCGGTGGCTCTATTCATGTAACAAGCTAAAGCAAAATAAACCAACTTATCGTTAGGAGTTAATCGTTCATCCTCTAAAATATCTATGTCGCCAATAAAGAAGCTCATTTTAAAATCCCCATCGCAAACCAAATAGTTAGCGCTACAGCAACAATCATTGCAAAATCTAATCCGCTCATACTTTTAATAAGTTCAATCATAGGCAGCGATAAGCCAAAACTTCGGTACCATAATAAAAAGTACCAATGCGCTTTTCTCCTCGTTGATTTTTAAAGCTCTTAGAATAAGTTAATCTGTCAAAAGCTTCATGACATCCCACGCCTGGCAGCTTTTTAATAGTAACTGCGGAACCAGTAACTAACCAAATAATTAAAATTGTTGTGTTCATTCCTTCTCACAATTTTTTCTATGTTCTTCCTGCAGCAGAACTAAAAATTTAGTAAAAACTTCAGGTGTTAATAAATGCTCATCAGTCTGATCTGGCTGCAGCTGGGTAATTCTAAAATAATCTATTGTTTGATTGTCTGTTTTAACTTTGTAATAAATTAAAAAAGCAGGCAGCTGACTTTTTCTTGCAAGCTTCTGTATGAATGTAGTATTCTTATAGGTTTGACCTTTATCAAATACAGTTTCAAAAAGAGCCAATGGTTCATAACAATTTTTGCATACCGGAGTCGGCATATCAATATCAATGGATGCAATCTTTTCTTTTCTGGACCTGTGGAACTCGCTAAAAGCGTCTCCTTTATTAAAATAATTGTCTCTAGCCAATTTTATCTTCCCAAATTTTTTTAATACTAAGAATGTTATCAATTGGAATTGTCGTCTTATTTCCAATTTCAAAAGATTTTTCTTTTAAAGAATATTCACTTGAAATAACTAATTTGTTTTTATCTTTGTAAGCAATGAAACCAAAAGAGACGCAAGCAACAGGCTCTTCGTCTTTGGCATCATCATAAGGTACCCACTCACTACAAGAGACTATATCAATCCAATCAACTCTATAAATTATTCTATAAGGATAATTATTTTCCTTCATAGAAATCTCCAGGAGTAACCTTTCCTTTAGTTAGTCTGTAAATTTTTTTCATTTGCTCGGCTCTAGGTATTCTCTCTCCTTTGCACCATCGTAGAGCTGTCGTTGCAATTGATACGCCTTCAATCTGTAATAATTTTGCTAAGTCTCGGTAGGTAAGTTTTTCTTTTTTTCTAAAGCTTTCTAGGTTCATGGAAACCTAAATAGACAAATTCGTCAACTAATCAATAGTATTTGTCTACGTCAATTAGTTGCAGACTGTTTTAAGCTGTTTACAAAAGACCGCATTTAATATGCTTTTTTGGCATAATTATGTTTAATCTTTATATCTAATCTTTAGACTTATATATTTTTTGAATATAGCCTATGTTGTAGGCTATATTGTCAATTTGGCAATTTAATAAATTATGATAAAAAAAATGATAATAGACGAATCAACTAACATAGTAGATTTTAAAGAAACTAAAAATAACAATATGGTTAATAGCGTATTAAAAGATTTTTTAGAAAAAGAAGGCATAAGCCAAGCCGAACTTGCTCGCGGTATTGATAAAGATAAAGTTACAGTTAATCGTTGGGTTAATAATATTAGAGATATATCTGTAGATGATGCAGAAAAAGTATCTGAGTTTTTAGGCGTTGATGCTTTAGATTTATTATATGAAAAAAGAAAATCTGTAATTTATTATAAAACCGATAAAAACTTTATTTTAACTGACGTTAGAAAAGAAAAAAAACAAGTTTACATACCAAGAGAATTTTGGAGAAAAGATATTAAAACAATTCAGGTAGATGACCCTTCTATTGCTTTTCATAATTTTATATTAATTTGGGATGGTAAGCATACCTTACCGCATAATGTTGCAATTCCAAGAGTTAGTTCAATGGGATTTAATAAAATTTGCAAAATAACAATTAATTCTAAAAAAATTAAAGCAAAAATTTTAGGTATTCCTTTTGTATATCCAAATGGAGAATTTAAAATATTACAGCCATGGGTTTTAAAATCATTTACTATATTTGAAAATATTAAATTGGATATAAAAGATATGACATACTGCGAACCTATTAGTTGTATGTTTGATGGAACTTATTTAAATCATAAATAAAAATTAGTTGACGTAATTGTCAACTTTCGTTACTGATTTGTACTATAAACATTAGTGATTTGTTTTTAGTACCATGCAGCAAGAAAAGAACTTAAAAAATTCTCAAGAGTTAAATTTAATAGATGATATTTTAAACTCTATTAAAAAAGTTCCTTCATGGGTTTACGCTTATAATTTTAATCATCATTCCCCTTCACAATTTAATAAACCAGATGATCGCTGGAGTTTTGAATATTTATTTTTAACACAAAAACAAAGAAGAGAATTTGAAACAAACAGCAAGATGATGGCTGGAGTTGCTATTGGAAATGTTGCGCAAAATGTTTTTGCAGATCATATTTATGACGCACAAAATAAAAATACTATTCAAGAAAGCAAGAACGATAAATTATATATTAAAAAACATTTACAATCTGAGTTCGTTAAATACTCAACAGACTATAAACCAACGGACGAAAAAGATGCTCAGCAGTTTGATTGGAATAAAAAAGGATTTGCTCAAACTTTTGAAAATTTAGTTAAAGCATTTAAAGAAGTTAATCTTAAAGGAGAAATTTCTTGTGAGCGTACAGTTCATTCTTTTTTAAAAGGCTGTCAACTTCCAACTATTGGACGCATAGATTTTGAATCTAAAGATGCTTGTATAGAGTTAAAAACCAAATGGAGAAGAAGAACCGGAAAGCCAAGAGATGATGGTTCTTACGCTCATTCAATCTACAAAATAAGCGAAACTCCTACGCAAGAACATTTATTACAATGTTGGTTTTACAATATAGCAACTGGCAAAAGAATGAACTTAGTTATCGTTCAAGAAGATGGTTACAAAATATTTAATGAAGATAACTGCGAACAAATGAGACCCCATTATAGAGAAGTCTTTGAAGATAAGATGAGATTGATTGCAATAAGACGCGAACGATTAATGGCAAGACATGACGGCAAACATACCTGGACACAAGATATTTCTTTGAACATGGAGCATCCATTTTACTGGTCTATAGCAGAGGAACATAGAACTGCAGCAAAGGAATTATGGCTAAAAAATTTATAATTAAAATGTGCGATAGAATACCACCAATACAGCATGCGATTTTAGAGAAGAGATATAAGTTTTCTCGTAACAAAATTCCTAAAATAAACCTGGCTCATTATGTAGTTATATTAGGTTTAATATTACTACTTATCTCCCTTACCCTTGTTGATACAGGATATTTTAAGAATAGGAAGGTAGCTGCGATCAGTAATGACGCAGTAAGGTTTAACGCGATTTCTACCTTAACAAATCTACCTTCCTTAACTAACTCAAATTAAATTATGAAAAATGTAATTGGATTAAAACAAACCCCAGAACAAGCAGCCTTAAACTTATTACAAGATGGCGGCGGATATATAAGAGAAAATATTATTAACGGCAAAAAGAAAACTATTAATGTTTTACTTCATAAAAGTGTTGAGCGTTTAGCTGCAATGTTTGATGTAAGTATTGATGTAGTGGTTATGGCAGCCGATCTAAAAGAAAAATCTTGCATCATTAAAGCTGTAGCTAAAAAAGATGGATTAACAATTACAACAACTGGCGAAAGTCATCCGGTTAATAATGACTTCCCTTTCTTTGTAGCTGTTGCTGAAAAGAGAGCTGTAGATAGAGCTGTTTTAAAGATTTTAAATTTACATGGAGATTATTTTTCACAAGAAGAAATGCACGAGCAGCAAACGTTTTCTAATAGTGGTGTTAGCCTGGATGAAGTTGAAGTTTTAAAACAGAAACTTAATTCAGCTAGCCATATTGGGAACTTCAACAATGTCTTATCTGAATATAAAGATTATTTAGAAGGCTTGGCGAAGCAAGATAAAAAAACAGCGCAAGAAATTGCGACTGTAATTCAAAACAAACAACGTCAACTTGATAAAGGAGTAAACTTGAATGGCTGACAAACAATACAAGCAAGACCCAAACTTTGTGTGTAAATTTTCTTTAGTTAAAAATTCTAAAAAGACTGAAGATAAGCACCCAGACTTTGTATTACCTATGAACGCTGATGCGCCTGGCGGTAAAGAATGGAAGAAAAACTTTACTGTTAATGGTGTGTGGTGTGATGCTTATGCTTACATCCAAGAGGATGGCAGCATTGGTATAACAGTTAAAAAAAATGAAATGAAAGCGGCTAACTCGTCTGCTGGACCTAAAAAGGTATTCAGCGGAGCAGATGCTTTTATGAGAAGATAATATGGAATACGGCTTAACTAAACGACAATTAGAAATATTTAAGTTTATTAAGCTTTATATTAGGAAGCATGGTTATTCGCCATCGTATGCAGAAATAGCGGTGGCAAATAACTGCAAGGCTAGAAGCCATATACATAAGGTTATAAAGCAATTAGAGCAGCGTAAATGGGTTATTAGCATCCCAGGTACTGCAAGAAGTATAAAGGTATTAAAATGAGCCTTAGTGATGACCCAAATACACAGGAATTAATAAGCAGAATACTTGTTAGAGATCAACAAGGAATGGAAAGATTTGGCATTAAAATGCGTGATCTTAAAAAAACCCCTCTTCAATTCATTGAAGAAGCAATAGAAGAAAACATTGATTTGCTTAGATACTTAGTTGAAGCAGCCAATAGAATTAAGAACCATCAAATTGAATTAGAAGATTATATACCAAAAGAAATACAAACTAAAACAATACCCTTAGAAACGATTATAGAAGATGAATAAGCCGGTCTTTATCAAAGAGTTTAGAATGGAGTGTACCTTCGTAGCCTCAGTCAAATCTGATGATTTAAATTATTTAATTAACTTACAAATGCCACCAAAAGAAGCTGAGATTAGAGTTAAAGAAAAGACTCTAAGATTAGTTAGATCAAAAATCAAAGGCGAAAACCTAGAATTAGCCAAGATAGACTAATAACTATATTTAGTTGACAAAAAGGTATACAATCGTTAACGTATATTTATGCCGATTTGGGTTGTAAAAAATTCTGATAAATGGAAAGTTTACCAGGTAACAAATACCGGTCAAAGAATTACAAAAGGTAC